TTTTTTCTGTGTTGAAGCCAATAGATGAGAACCTATGAGAGATTTACCACTACCTTCTAAACCATTTAATTCGGTGATTTTACCCACGGCAACTCCACCATTTGGTCTGTTAGCGATTGCTAAATCTAACATAGTTGAACCTGTTGAAATAAAATCCGTCACATCAGTTGGGTTAGCATCTTCCTCTAAAAAGTATGCAACTTGTTGATGTTTGAATTGTTTATTCAGTTCATCGGCAATTATCCCAGCCAACTCGTCTTTTTCTGACATATTGTTCTCCTATTGATTTTGATTAATTATTGAACAAGTTATCAAATGCAACATCAGCTGTCTGTTTAGTTTCAGTTTTTTCTGAAACTTGTTCAGTTGTAGCTTTTGGTGCTTCTGTTGTTGTCTCTGAATCATCAGATGGATTTAAATAATTTTGAAGAACTTCTTTCAACTCATCATAAGTTGGTTCATTATAAAGTTCTGTTAAATTAGATTGATTATCCATAAGACTTTCCATTAAGGAAGCGTCATCTGTCATAGCTGTTTGATTAGGTTTAACTCTTACAGTAGTTTTACCATATTGGTTACCAGCTTCTGCAGGTGTTTGTCTTTCAATCCCAATATCTCTACCATTAGTAGCATCTGTGATGTCACCATAATCAGGGTCAGCAATTACACCAAGTAATTCTTGATATACAGTTTTACCGAATCCCCAAAATTTAACACCTTCAGATTCTTTACCTCTAACAATCACAGGTGCAAAAGTTCTCATTTTAGGTTCAAGTCTTTTACCTTGAATCCATTCGTCTTTATTACCTGTTGATTTTAGTTTATCAGCAAATTCAGCTACTGGGTCAGGACGACCAAATGAAAGAGGTGATAGGTAAGTTTTATTATTACCTAAGTTATAATGAAAGAATAATTCAATGAAAGGATTATCTTTATTATGTTTGTAAGGGACAATACGAACAACTTGTTTACCTGGTTCAGGTTTCCAAAAGTTATCTTTGGTGTTTGAAGTTGATTGTAATGTTGCGAGTTTGGATTTGATTGCATCTATATCCATTTTTATTTCTCCTATGTGTTTTATTGTTTATCGTTTATTAGTTATGGTATTATTAACCATAAAACCTATTTTATATATCTCTACAATATATATCAAAAAAGCCATATAAGTCAAGCTTTTTTTTTAATTATTTTCAATTTTTTCAATTTTGTATATTCTTGTATTGATTTTATTCAATCCTTCTGAATTTGTTATTAATAACATATTCTTAAAGTTTTCCCACGGTATCATAAATTTATTATCCATAACACCATTGTTTAAGTTCTTTATACATTCATTCAATGCATTGATGGTATACAATGTATTGGAATGTTTTTTTCTATGTAGTGAAATAGTTCCCTCTACTTTATTGTAATCCACACCATCTTGTGTATCTACATTATATGTACAGATTAATTCATTTACGATGTTTTCATTTTGTAATACATATACTTTATTAAATATAATTGTGTAAGCGTCTGTGATTTTCTCAATTGTTTCATCAAGACTTTCTTTTGTTGTAAATGTCGCTAGTAATTGTGATTTCATTATTTTTTCCCTAAACAGTCTACCATATCATCACCAAGACCACCTGCAATTTTACTTAAATCACCCGCGGTTCTCCAAGTATCCTTACCTATTTTAACTTCTTTGCCTTCTGTTGTTACAAAATTTAATTCCATTGTTCCTGGTTTAACTCTCATATTTCTCGCCAAATATTCTTTTAAATCACCTTTTCCATCCCAACCAGATAATTCACCTAAACAATTTTTAAAATCTTTTGGTGAGTAAGATTTGTCATTAATCTCAATCATTTTTTTGTCATCATCAACACCATCAGTATATCTGTCCCAATGCATTCTTTTCATAAACGATTTTGTGTATGTTCTTTCATTAGGACCACCTTCTTTATTATATTTTTCTATAGCCTCTTCTTCTGTCATACCTCGTTCCATATAATGAGCGACATCTAATTCAACCACACCATTATACATATCTGCGTGTGCAGTTTTCATTGAATCTTTTCTCTCTCCTATTCTTTTTTCTACTTTTTCTAATGCTTTGTTATTATAAATAGATACACAATCTTCTGGTGTTACATTACCACCCATTAATGGTTTACCTTTATCATTTTTTTTGTTTGCAACTATTTCAGCTGCCTCTTCAGGTGTTTTACCTTTATCAATTTCTTTTTGCATTTTCGTTCTAATTGATGAAGTCGCAGTAACCATTTTAAATACAAGTTTATTTGGTGCTTGTTTCTTTGAACCACCAAGACCATCCGCTTCACCAGAACCTGCAACTGCAATAGCAGCCTCAACAATATCTTCATCATTGTTTATATCTTTACCATTATCTTCTATCCATTTTTTAACTTGAGAATTTTCTCTAGTCGCAGCGAGATATTCTTCTGAAAAAGATTCGTCTACAAATTCAGCCCTACCAGTTAAAAATTTTGTTCCTATTTTTCCAAGTGGTGCTTTATTTAATTCTTCTCTATCTTCATCAATATCTTTTCTCATATTTTTAACCATAGTTTTATTTGCATCAAGAGCGTCTGTAGTCGCACCATCCAATCTGTCTATTAATGCCTCCTCATTGGCACCCTCTTCTCTTGAAGCTTTAATTGCTTCAGCTGCTGATTTAACTGTTGCATTAGAATGAGGGTCTTTTAAATCTTGTTTGTTTGATATATAAACTACTCTCATTCTACCATCTGAATCCTCATACATCATCGCAGTATCACCATCTCCCTCTACACCAGTTTCACTTGTTGCATGTTTTTTAAAGTATTTAAGTTCTCTTTCGTAATGTGCTTTTTCTTCAGGAGTTTTAGCATTTTTTAATTTTTCTTCTAATGAATTTCTTACAGCTTTAGTACCACCATCTGTAAATGTGATATTAACGGGATAACCTTCAGGTTGGTCTTCTTTATATTTCATTCCTTTGTTTGCTTTTATTTTCTTCATTGTTGATAAACCTGATACAGATTTATTAGTTAATTCATCCATTGTTTTTTGTTTTTTACCCCAATGAGTATCACCATAATTCTTTTTAATATAATTTTTAACTCTTTCTTTATGTTGTTCTGATGTATCGTTAGGATATTTTTGAGCCATTTCTCTTGAAACACCCGCAATCTCCTCTTGAACTGATGTTTTTCCACCACCTTTACCAGTTACTTTATTATTAAAAATATCACTTTGATTTTGTTTAACTTCTTTAGATGTTTTTTTATCTGCCTCAGTAGCAGGTTTCTTTTTGGTTGGTTTTGTATCCGTTGGCTCATCACCTTTACTAGTAAGAAAATCAGTTGCTTTTTTAAAAGTAACTTTTTTCTTCTGTTTCTTCTCTTTTTCAGGTGTGTCTTTATCGTCTTTTTTATCTAAACCAGCAGCCTTAACCGCGAGTTGTTTATCTTTGTCTTGTAGATAGTCATCAGCATACTTGTATGTTTTAATGGTAGCTAAACTTGTTTCTCTATCCTCACCCTTTTCATCTTTCCATTTAATCATTGTCTTTTTGTCTTTTTCATATTTATCATCTTGTTCTTGTTCATTGATTAAATTCTGAATGACTTGGTAAATCACATTATTTGGTAAATTCAATTCTTCCATTGATTCACGAAGTTCTATGATGTGTTGTGGATTTGTTGGATTAGGCATTCCATCGTGAACACGATATGCCCATTCTACTAATATATCTTCAATGATTTCTGAAATATGTTTCATATTATAACCTCTTTGTTATGTTTTGCATTTCACCATAATTCAATCCCATTTTGGATTTAGTAAAATGTTTTCCTTCTTCTAAAATTGATTTTATATCTTTCAAAGTTTCCACTCCATCTTGTTGTGAGAAGTCAAATAGGAAACTATCATATCCGTATAAAACCAATTTAGTGTTCTTATTATATAAATAGTCTTGAACTTTTAAAATCTTCTTAATATTTGATTCTGTTTCTAAGGCCTGTATCAAATAATTAAAGACTTTATTTCTATTTAAATCTTCATAATTTTTAAATAATAGTTTCCGTCTATAAATATCAGTATAAACCAAATTATGGGTATTTATTTCATTCCATTTTTTATTTATATAATTATGTGTTAAATCAAAAAACGGAACTTTTTCTCGTGTTTCTTTATCAATTCCACCATACAATAATTTAAATGTTTTTTGTTTTGACTCCTCATATGAACACTCATACCATTTTGATAGATGTTCGTGAACTGATTCTTTACCAAATGTATGATAACCAACCAAGTCAGCAATCAATCTTAAATGATATGCATCAAAGTCAAACTCCACTAAATAATCATTTTCAGCCACAAACCCTTTTCTCTTTTCAGGTGGTAAAGCTGCGAAGTTTACACTTCCAAATGAATTACTTGGACGACCTGTTGTTGTCCATAGATTATATTGTGAATACAATTTACCATTTGATATATGTTTCTTTACTCTTATATCAAATATATCACAAATATCATCTGATACTTTGATACCATTCTTCTCAATTGAACCAAAAGCTTTGATAGTATCGTTCATATAGTCGTCATTCACACCTGTATATGCTATAGCCATTCCTTTGTAAATGTCACTACAATACTCATTATGTTTCGATAATGGTATGATTTCGTTAAGTTTTTTTACATTGTAATACTTGTTTGACAAGAAATCTATTGCATTATTGGATATATTTTTCTCAAATGGTTTACCTGTTTCATTCCACCAAATGAAGTTTTTATCCACTACATCTTTAAATTCATAGAAATGATTCAGTAATTTTTTATCAGGTGTTTGAATTAATTCTTCATCTAACCATTTGTAATCTTGAAGTATATCATCTGAATCAGGATGTTTTTGAATTATAAAGAATGGTTCTTCTGCAGATTCTGATTGAACCCATAGAGCTGATAATCCATTGTCTTTATGCAATGGATGTAAGAATGGTTCTTTAAATATAGGTATAACACAATACATCGTACTACAATATATAACATTAAAATGTAAAAAACAAGCTTTTTTTTAATAAATTAAATCTTCAAGAAAATCAAGTATAGCTTCACCTGTAGATTGAAGACCCTCTCCTACTACTTCACTAATACCTTTTCCATTCATCCCATAATATTGTTGGAAAAATTTAAAAGTTTTTTCATAATATTCGTCAATGTTTTCAAGACTTTCACCTCTATATAGAATACCCACTTTATCAGCGGCGACCATTATTGTGTATAAATGTCCAGGTATTAGTTGGAAATCAGGTGGCCAAACTCTTGAATTTGTTGTCTCAATGTAGTAAGAGTGTCCAAGTCCATCACCATCATCACTGTACCAATCACCTGAATCTATTGATTGTAAAGCTGTATTTCTTGATACAAACTCTGGAAAATCAGCGAAAAAATTACCTCTTGAATTTTTAATGATACCACTTTCATTTTCTAACTCACCATCTAATTCTTTAGCCATTTTAAAATGTAAAGCATAATCAAATTTCCAATCAGCATTATATCCAATTGTTATATCGGTCATATAAGGGGCTAAGTCTGCCATTTTTACATCATTACCATAACTCCAAAATCCAGCGTCAGCCTCAATTTTATCTTCAAATCCCATATTTGTTAAGGCTGATGGTGATAATCTTATTTTGTTTTTTGTTTGTTCAGCTGACATTATATTGGTTTGTGTTGGTAATAATCTAAAAGCAGTATCAAGTGTAGTGAACCAACCACCTGGTCCTATTTCATGTGAAATCTTAGTTATTTGTAAATAGGTTGATTTTTGATACCTATTTGGTAGATAATCTACTTTAAAAGTGTCACCAACATTAAGTGATGCGATTCCTAAAATGGTGATACTCAAATTATATGGTAACAAATTTGGAATTGTTTCTTCAACATTTTGACTTATCGTATATTTATAATATTCTTTAAAAGTTTTAGCTACTTTATAACCTGCAGCTTCAAGAGTTTCATTACTCGTTTTAATTATGTCCTCAGCTGTTAATTTTGGTTGTCGTTCACTTTTTGATGTGACAACTTTCTCATTTGTTAAATCACTTTGGAACTCTACATCAACTGCAACTGGTACTCCTGCTATTGTTACAGGTTCAAATGTTTGATTTTTTATAATATTAGGTCTTTCGGTTGTTGACACTTTATAAACATTGTTATCAAACAAATTATCAACTGAACGAAATACATTAAAAGTTTCAGAATCAACTTTTGGTTCATCTAATAATTGTTTACCCCTATAATTACCTAAATCAGGTTCATAAATTATTTTTATTAAATCCGGGTCAAGGACATTAGTTGCGATTGCATCTTTTACTGATTTGTTTGTTGTAAATATTGTGTCACCAACACCCATTCCTTGAATTGCATACATATTACCAAGATTACCTGCTGGAATTTTAAAATCTAAATTATAATCTTTAATCATTGAAGTAGGAGACTGTACATTAAATATAAAATAATCATCGACATCTGGTTTTAATTCTGATATTGTGTAGTTTACATCTATTATTTCAACTTCACCATCTGTTTCACCTTGTTTCATTCTCCAATCAAATAAACCATCACCCTCTTTATTTAATTCACCTAAAATTTCCTCTATTACTTTTTTAACATCTGAATTAGACTCAAAAGCTTTTACAATCATATCAACATTTATAAAAACTTCCCTTATTGGTATTCTACCTATTCCTTTATCATTTTCAAATGACAATTCTTCATTTTGATAACTTTTAAAAGATAAAATATTTCCATCATCATCGTATTCCGTAATTACAGGTAGTTTATCAGCTTGATATGAGTAAGAACCAGCTGCGTCTTTTTCATTTGGGTCATATGCACCCCACCACTCAGGATATAAAAATGCTGGTATGTCCTCAGGTACTGCCATTAAAACATGTTGTTTTTCTTTGTTTTCACTTGTCCATCTTGTAAAAGCATTTGATGAGTTAACTTTAACTTGTAAATTTTTTCCTTCTACTATGTCTTTATTATCTTTTCCAAATCCAAATTGTGAATTTAAAATTAAGTCTTCAAATAAACCCCATGTAATGAATGTGTTATCTGCGTTTAAATTTTCAACAAAGACACCTGTTCTAATAGAGTTACCCTCAGGTCCACTTCTACCAGATAGTTCTTGTTTCGCTAATATTAATATGTTTTGATTGTATGTTTCTATTGAGTCTGAAGACGCATCTGCATTTGGTGTTGACATTAATTGTTTTAAATCTTTATCTGAATCATTTTCATCACCAGATGAAACAATCGCTCTTAAACCTAAATATAAAACACCTCTCGTTAGAATTGATTTCGTTTTCATCACAACATCTTCATCTGTTGCAAAACTAAGTAGAGCACTATTTTTTGATGTTAAAGTTACTGAACACTCAACACCACCATCTTGTCTTATTTTAGCACTATAATCAGTTACTATTCCTTGTAAAACTTCTACATCCCCAAGATTTCTTGTTACAAAACCAATTGTCTCTGTGCCATCATCCGATGTTTCCCCATATAAAAATCCTTGTACTCCATCTTTTTTACCCTCAGCATATTCAATTAGTTCTTTTGGGTCATATAAGTTTGGAATATCTGCAAAACCAAAGTCAACAAATATTTGTGCACCTGGTGCTAAAAAGTATTTTGAAAAAATATTATCAAAATCATAAAAGTTATGAACTACAAAATTTACAGTTGTTTTTTTTATTAAACCTAATGCACCCTCTGTGTTAGATGATATAGATGTAATACCTGATTGTGGTTTCATAAAAGGGTTTCGTTCAGACTCAACTTGAAAAGGTGATTCTAATGAAACAGATTCATTCTCATTATTTTGAAAAGTTATAGATTCATTAGGTGACTTTTCACCATAGTTTTTTAAATAATTATGATTTCCAACCTCATAAATTTGACGAGCATAATCCATTTGGTCTCTTTCAATACCTTTTACAATATATTTTGTAGTTTTTCCATCTTTGTCCTTTATTTCTTTAACTGTCGTTTTATCAACTGAGGTATCAAGTTTGTTAGCCATTTCTTTTCTTAATTTATATAAAGGGACAACCTCTGTATCTTCATATTCTGAAGCTGGTATCTCCTCACCCTCAATGTCTGCAGATTGAAGTATCTTAACCGATGTCCACATTCTAACAAATGGTAATCTACTAGCATAATCATAATTAGAAACTGATGTTTTTGTACTCTCTAATGAATCACCCGGTTCTACCGCGACATTTTCTCCTTGTCTAGCTTTTAATATGTTAGCTACATCTCTGTGAATTTGTGTGCCAAAAACTCTTTTATTAACAGACATTTTTAATAACCTTCTGCGTCTTGTGTTGTGGATGGTATTCTTAAAGATGTTCCTGCGGGAATGTTCATTGTTGTTAAATTATTAACCTTTGCTATGAACCACCAAAGTGTTGAATCACCATAAAACCTATTCGCTAAATTATCACATCTATCACCTTCTTGTGCAATAAAATAACTATCACTATTTTTTTCTTCTACTTTTTTGTATATGGTTGTTTCATAATATTTTTTTTTATTTTTTTTATTTATATTTGTGTATTTATATCTTGACATTATTAACCTCCGATATATCCATAAAATTTGGTTTCAAGGTTTGGTGTCTCTGAATGTATTACTTGATAACCAATGGTAGCCACCACATGCATTGGAACTCTTTTACCTACCTCTGTTTCAAATGGTGAAGCTTGGTCAACTGAATAAGATAGAGATTTTATATAACCCATCAATTCTGAGTTTGCACTACCATATATTTCTCCTATTCTCAATTTTGTTAATGGTGGTTTCATTCTATTACCATAACTTTGTGGAACACCATTATCATCTAATCTTTCATCTTTAAAATATTCAGGATAACACATTGATGTTAATTTATTCATTTTTTTATAAATCGCTTTTAGTTCATCTTTTGTTTGAGCAAATAATTTTAATGTAAAGTTAATATCCCTTTCTGTTTGAGCATAAGTGTAAACAGGCTCACTTCTCCCAATGTATTGTGTTGGATTATAAGTTGGACCTATGTTTTCAGATAAACCCTCAATGTATGCTCTAAAAAATAAATATGCACCATCTCTCATATCTTTAAAGTAAAAAGGCATTCCATTTTCAGAACCTTCAATTGTTCCATCCGTTGATGAATTAGGATGAGCCTCTTCTATTTTATCTTTATATTGTGGTCTGGTCTCTGTATTTAAAGGACTTTCCGTATCTCTAATTCCAAATTCTAATAAAGTGTGTTTATCTCCACCAAAACCTGAATCCGAATTATCATCTTTTGGACGAAAGGTATCGTGTAGTGATTTTAATCCTAACACCTTTGGATATGGTTCTGAAGTTTGTCTAAAATGTGGATTAACATCATTACCATATTTATTGTCTCTTATAGGACTTTTATCTGTGATTAGTAAATCTGAAACACTTAAATCTTGTACTCCACCATCTCTTGTACTATCTATGATTTCCGCAAGTGGTGACTTATTCTTTGGAGCTACTAGAGCCCTAAAGTTAGAATTATATTCAGTTATATCCAATATAGAACCAAGACCAGGTTCTGTTTTGTTAATCAAAGCAGCTGGTGTTCCTATACCAGCTCTACCAACAGTGTTAAGTAAAGTTGATAATGGATTATAGAATTGATTAAATGCAGAATTTGCTTTTGTACCAAAATCTTTCATTCCAGCGTTATCTAATGATGTACTTAAACGATTTGGAGTTTGTAAAGCTAAAGCATTTTGTTTAGCTATAAATAATAAACCCGATGGTGATGTTAAATACTTACTAATTCTAAGAGCATCAGTTATACCTCTCTCAACAGGTAAACCTCTACCCCCAAAGTTTGAATTTATTCTTCTACCACCTTTACCAATACTACTAACAATATAAGGTTCTTTTCCAGTATCTTGTAAAAATTGTTGAACATTTCCACCTAATCCTAAACTACCTATTAGTTTTCCAACTGCACCAATGGCTGATGTTCTGAATGAACCTCCAAAACCAAATCTACCATCCTCAGTGCTTCTTATGTTTAAATTATCTCTACTTACATTTGGATAATTTATTGGTATTAAACCTTTATGAGATGGATTGTCTTTTGGTGAGTGATTTGATTCATATAAAGACTCCCAACTCATTCCTTGAATTGGTGATTCTCCTATTAATTGATTTAATGGTGGTGTAATGAATTGTGTAAGCTTTGTATCATTTACATTAGTTATTACATTTGATGAAAATCTTTCAATGTTGCTTTTCAGCTCTTCTTGAAATATACTTTTTAAATTTTCTAAACCCATTTTAATCCCCTAAGCCATTCCATCAACAGTGTCACCAACTGCTCCACCCATAGCTCTTGCTAATGCAGGTTTTGGACCTGATAAAGCACCCTCTAATACTGAAGCTACTCTTTCAAGTTTTGAATTTGTTTCATTTTGTTTATTTTCTAATTTAGATGTATCGGTGGCTGGAGCTGTAGCAGCTGCACCACCCGCACCAGCGATATTTGGTGCCATTAAAACTTCATCTCTTACAGAACCCTCATATCTTTCTCCTTGAGGTGTAGTAACGATTGGTCCACCTCCAGCGGCCATATGCATATCACCAACCATTTTAGCAGAAGCTACAGCACCTAACATAGCTCCAACAGCTAAAGACGCTATAGCAACAGCTGCTACAGTTCCTAATCCAAAAGTAGCAGACGACATTTTACCAGCTCCACTAAAGAAATCAGCTACTGCACCAACAATAGTTTTACCTGTACTCGCCATTGTTGCTAACATACCTCTATTTTCAGCAGCCGCTTTTTTGTTACTTGCTTTAGCATTAAATAACTTTCCAAGAGTGTTACTATACAAAGCTGCTGTGTTTGCAGCGATAATTCCTATCAATGTTGTCATTTGAGTCATAGTGCCTTTATCAGCTGCATTTTGTGCAAGTGTAGCTACAGTTTGTTCCCCTTTAACAATGGCAGAGTATGTATCTACTATATTTTTTTTCTGTTGAGTAAGATAATTCAAAGCTTTAGTTTTTAGATTTTCTTTTTCAGCTTTAGTTTCTGACTCTACTGCTAATCTAGCTAATAATTTTTTACCTGCATAAACGGTTGTTAGTCCGATAAGAGGTGGTAATAAACCACCAAGTTTATCAAGAACTTTAACAAGACCTCCAAAAACTTTAGCGACTACATTAACAGCCGGTCCTAAAGTTTCTGCTAATTGTAAACCCATTACTTTTAAATTTGAAATTAAACCAGCAGTTGCGGTTATAGCTTTTTCTGAAACTATTTTATCAATAGGTTGTTTTGATAATGCACCTTGAAGTGTTACAGCTTCTTTTTCTGCACTAACTAATTTTTGTAATTCAGAGGTTTGTAATCCAACTGCATCCGCTAAAGCCTGTCTTTGTAATGCGTTCATCTCATTAAATTCTGCCTCACTACCAACTTGTTTTAATATTTCAGATTGAACTCCTTCCAAATCACCAGCTAATGCTAACTCTCTAGCTTTTTGTAAATTTAATTGTCTTCCAATTAATGTTGAAGCCTCAATCTCTTTTGTCAATGAGTCTTGAAAATTCAATAATCCATCAGATACTTTTGCAACTTCTGTAAGACTTATTCCAAGTTTTCTAGCTTGAACAGCTGCTCTTAATATGTTCTTCCCACCATCTTTTGCAAATGCAGCAAATTGTTCAGTATTATTTGCAACATCCCCTAAAACTTTATCAGGTGCGACATCATTAGCTTTTGCTAATGCTTGTGTTGAACGAATTAATTCATTAGCTTGGTCAGCAGATAAACCTTGTGTCTTAGTAAATACTCCGATTAATTTCTGAGATTCATCTAATGTCATTCCTGTAGCTTTTGCAGTTTCGGCTACTGTTTTTGATAATTTAGAAGCTTCTTTTAGACTTAATCCAAAGTTATTTGCTAAATCCGTTATGGTTTTATTCGCTTCGTCTGCATTAAATCCAAGTTTTTTAAATTGTTTTTGTGATGAAGATATATCTTTTCTAAATTCCGTTACACCAATAGCACCAAAATCTTTTGCAATATCTTCTTGTGTTGAATTAAATGCAACTAATAACGCTAATGCTGCCGAGAGTGGATTTAATAAAAACCCTTTTAATTTTTTTGCAAAACCACCAAATTGGCCATCTAATTGATTTCCAGCTTCTTTTAATTTATTCATTTTAGCTTGAGCTGCAGTTGCATCATCCATATTTTTTAATAAATCAAGTTGTGTTTGTATCGCTTCTTTTGAACCTTTTGACTTAGCTTTAAGTAGTTTCGCTTCTAAATTATTTTGCATCCTTTTTGATTTAACTATATCAATTTCTCCTGAATTTATTTTTTTAGTTAAATCAGCTACTTCTTTGATTTGTTTTCCGGATATACCACTTTCTTTTCTACCATCAATAAGTGCTTGTAAAATTTTAGCATTATTTTTGGTCATTTTTTTTGTAAAACTATCAGCGTCTTTTAGACCTTTATTAAAACGCTCAGTTTCTTCATTCATTTCTCTTAAAATGTCACGACTTTGTTGTAAATGCTGTACTTGAGCTTTTCTAGCCTTTTTCTTTTCTGTAGCGGGTTTTTTCTTTTTTTCTGGTGGCATTTATCCGAAATCCTTTACTGTATATTTATCCAACTTGATTGGTTTTTTACCTGCGGCTTTTAGATAACCATTTAATCTATCTTCTAAAGATTGTGTACGTTTGTTTAAACTTTTAATATCTTTTTTGAGGTCTTTATCTTTTTCTATTTTTTTCTTTACATCAGTATCTTTTACTATTTTAAATAATTTAGAGAAAAATCCCTCTGCTAAGATATTTTCATTATCCATATATGATTTTTTCTTTGACATTAATACTCTCCTAATTAGATGTATTCATTCATATATAAATATCAAAATTGTAAAAAATTATCTTTTAAATCTTGGATTGATTGCAGGTTTAGCCACTCTTGATTTTCTACTTTGTTGAGCTTTCTTCATTTCATCAGCTTCTTTTTTACGAGTTTCTGATAATTTTTTATAGTAAAAATTTCTTAGATATACGGGCATATTATATACATCGGAATGTATAAATCCTTTTCCATAATACATTAATTGAAATATTTGTTCGTGAAGTTTTGGTTTGTCTTTAGGACTCAGGCCAAAAAAACCCAACCGTCATAGGTATATTAACCTTGACGGACTCTCCTTCTATATCTATTTCTTGTGATAATTCAATGTCAGGTGCAACTTTTAACATTTGTTCTCTTAAAAACATTGAATCTCTAGCTAACATATTTACCGCTATATCATTAATGACTGATTGTGAACTATCACCATCAACCTCTTTTATAACATATCGTAATCTTGTGGTTAATTCAGGTGAAACAGCTCCAATTTTTTTTGATGCTTTTAAATCTTTGTCAATTAAACCTTCTTCTTTACCTGTCAATATGACAAACTTAATTTTCTTTTTTGATATAGGAAGTGTTACTTCAAAAGAGTTTTCTGTAACACCTTTAGGTAATTTTTTAAATGGACAATCTGCTAAATTAAATGTATGTGATATAAGCTCTCCAGTTTTAGGGTCTGTGACTTGACAACTATACTCCGGCCCATACGCTAATACTCGAGCTGCTACCATAACAGCATTTTTATCACCTATAATTAAATCGTCAATTTTAACACCCTCAGTTAAAATCAAAGAATCTAATAGTCTATCAATCACAACACCTTTTTTTATAAGATTTTGTGATGTCAATATATCTTCTTCTTTAGCTGTCATATATTTTATTTCTATTTTTCCATTTGAACAAGGATGTTCTTTTGGATATAACTTACCCTCACTTGGTAAATCAATTACTTCACTTGGGAACTTGTGTTCTGCCATTTTATACCTCCAATGC